CCCTGCACAGGGTAGTTCTTAATCATCGTGAAGTGTGTCACGCTGCCATTGCTTCTACGTTCTACATCTGGAAAAGCATACTGCCGCCCAGATACGTTCGTGATCTTGTTGAACCGTACCGCTTCGTTTGCTAGGCTCTTATGCCACGCTGCTACGCCTTTATACTTCTCTGTGAAATGTTCGTAGTAGGCTTGCTCTGCCTTGCTTCTACCATAGCCTGTAGCACCGAAGAGTGGAGCAAACGTGTGTGCCTTAGCATCTTGGCGTGACGTAGGTTGACCTGCATCAGAGATAACTTGTGCTGTGTACGAATGTACATCGAATCCCGTTGCAATTTCGTCCATCGCCGTTTCATCCTGTGCCAAGAACGCTGCTGTCCTAAATTCAAGTTGCGCAAAGTCTGCCTCCATAATCTTGCCGCCATCCCAACGTGATACAAACACCTTCTTCACGGGGAATGTACCGCCACGTGGCATGTTCTGCATGTTAGGGTTACGCCCACTGAAACGCCCTGTAGCTGTGACGTGCTGTGTCAGACCTACATGCAGGAAGCCATCTTCTTTGGTAAAGACATCAATGCCCTCTACAAAAGAACTAAGATAACTAGAAACAGCAGAGAGGCGTTTAAGGTCAGTAAGAAAAGAGACTGCGTGATCCATTTTATTGTTTTTAGCAGTTGCCACCAACGCATCAAGGTTGTCTTTGCCTGTGCTGAAACCGTTTGCGCTGACCCACTTTTTACTGGGCGCAGCAAACCCCAGACCTGCCATGTCTTTTGTTTTAGCCAGTTGAAAGCCCCGGGCTTCGCAGTCTTTACATTTGTTTGGTCTTGCATACTTTGTCCCATCTTTCTTTACTTTATACGTTTTGCCTTCCCCTTCACAGGTTGGACATGTAAAAGCTTTAGTCTTGGTGATAAGCTTACTGTTGGCTGCTACAGCCTGTTTAAACTCTTTTGGATCGTTGACGTGTTCAAATATATCTGCCCACTCTTTTCTATCGTTGATCTCACGTGAAAAGATAACCTGTGACATTTGTGCAGGTGAATTTAGATTGATAGGTGTATCGCCCATAAGATGACGCACCTGCTTCATCAGACGATCTTCGATGTCTGCCTGTTCCTGTTCAAACTCTTGGCGCACCTGATTTAGTACATCACGGTCTACTTTGATCCCTGACATGTACATTCGGGTAAGGGTTTTACAGGTGTCGAAGGTAACTTGTCTAACTGTATGAAGGGATTGGGACTCGGGCTTGGCGAAGTCTCTTTCCTGATCGTGGAACAACCCACAAGTTGTGTGAAGGTCAGACCTAAGATAAAAGAAAAGCTCAGCCAGAGGTATCTCATTGGTATTATATCCTTCCTTGAAGTATCGTTTCAGGGTGTCGTCTTTCTGCCACTGTAGGTTTCTGCGCTCTGCGCAATCGCCTAAGCTTAGCGGCTGCTTCTGACCACGTGATAGTAGGTACTCTGCTAACATCGTGTCATAGATCGCACCTTCATACTCAAACCCACACGCCCACAACCACATAAGATCGTGTGATGCGTTATGCATAATCAGAAGCGTAGCCTCGTTTAGAATATCCTGTATTAGTTCTTTTCCACTGCCTGACGTGTCTTTCTCTTCCTCATGATCAAGCGTGATAATCTTTTCTTCCTGTGGGTTATCCGCATTTAGCATACCCACCTGTGTCAAACTGTTTGTTGGCTCGAATGGGTCAAGGTGGTTTTTGCCACCCCGACTTGTTGTTGTATTTTCTACGTCTAACACTAACCGCATTGCTCTTCCCCTAAGCTGTATAAAGTGAACGTCCACCGTCTAGTTCACAATGAACCACACCGTGCCAACCACCTTTAAGCTTATTCTTTGCAATATTCAAGTGTCTTTGTGTATCCTGTTCATCCTGCCCCTCGACAATAGGGTTCTTAGAAATCAGGATCATCAAATCACTTTCCGCAGCCTTGCCTGTTTTAGACCCTTCCATCATAGACTGATCAACGTACACCTTACCCTCTGCTACAGCGGATAGCTGTGACATCCAGATCACACAGCAGTTGTACTGCTTGGCAATGTTACGTGCATAGATCGCTGCATCTTTGAGGTACACATCAGACTTATCGCTGTTCTTGGTGGCGAACTTGTCACCCATGTCTAGCACTACGATGTCTGGCTTCTCATGTTTAACAATAGCCTCAACCCAACGCATATCTTTGTTTGTGCTATCCTTGATACGGATGTTCTGCTTGATAGGCTCATAGCGTTTACGTGCTAGTGCTACGTTCTCTTTGACTTCATCCATCGTCATGTTGGTTGCAGCCGACAGGTAACGTGCGCCGACACGCTCATAGCTTTCCTCATTACACAGCACGATACACTTAGCACCCTGCTGCGCCCATCCTTCTGGACCTGCAATTAGGGAAGCATGGAATGAAGTTTTACCAGTATTAGGACGAGCGCCAACCAGAAGCAAATGACCACCGCTAACACCCTCAACCCGTCTGCGGAGTGTGGGGATGTTGAACTTCCATTGCGTAGCCAGATCATTCGCAGCAAGTAGAGTGTCGATGTCAATATCATCCCAATCCACACGCAGGTTTGGAGTAAAGTCATCTTTGTAATCCTCTAACAAACGGCGCAGGGGTTCAAGGCTATCCTTTGTGCCATTAACAAAGTCAAAACCAAGGCTTGCTACTTGATCGCCAACGTACTGTTGGAACATCTTGCTTAGCGTATCCTCTGCTATCTCAGTGTTGATTGCGTCTACCTTGTCTAGCTTACGAAACAGATCATCATAGGCAGACTTGGTAGCTGTTGTCATGCTCTGGTTCTGCGCCCAGAAACATGCTTGTAGATCAGATACAGACATATCTGTCTCGTATGTACGCATAGCTGTATCAAGTGTTTGCTTGATCTTACGCACATCCTTCGTAAAGATTTTGTCTGGGCATCGAATGCCTTTGTGTTGATCATAGAACTCTTTATTGAGTAGCGTCTTAATCAGTGCCAGTTCCATCGTTCTTCCCCAAAAGTGTTAGAATAATAACCTCTAATGCAACCAAAGGCCACATAAAAGCAAAACGCCAAGGTGCGGTGTGGTCTTCCTCGTCCACAGATTCCACAACGTAGGCCAGTAAAGGTATAGCAAGTAAATACATAAATGCTACACCATAAAAAAAGTTAATCATTAGCGATAATCTCTATCTTGTGCAAACCCTCTGATGTATGCAACGAGGCTGCTATGTCTAGCAGTTGCTGATAGTGCATGACTACCATCTCATACTTATTAAGGTCTACATCCCACTGTCGCAAGTAAACCAGATCACCATCTAGGATCATCTCTACATCCTCATGATTACCTGACTCGTCTAATGTCCTTACAACAGTAGCGTCATATTCATGTTCAACGGTGTACATTGTTAGTCTGCTCCCGTTCAATAGATGCTTTACGTTCTTTATCAGTCATTGGTTTGATCTGCTTTGTTACGTAATCCACAACTACTGCTGTATTCCAGTTAGCCTGTTCAACCCGGGCCTCTTCGAGTGTGTCGAATAGACGTGGCTCTGGGAAGTTGTGAAATTGTGTTGGGTTCTCTGGTACATACATCCAGTCACCGTCAACGTCGATCATTAGTGCATATTTTGTCATCTTATTTTCCATCCTATTTGTATTCCGTAATACGTAGTGCATTCCATGATACAGGGAAAAGCTGTTCCATCTCTTCGTCAATCGCATCTGCTACAATGCTTGTCTCTGCTTGTGTGTCATCAGCACAGCGCAGGTTACACATGTCTGCAAATGCATCTAGCGATCCAGACCAGTGCCACTCTGTCATCATCGACTGAGGCAATACCGTACGTGCTTGCTCTGGGCAGACACCTTCATCTAGTAGTTGACGATACAAATTCAATGTCTTCTGATAATGATAGACTAGATTGGCGTTACTCTGCACCTCACCTTGGCTACCCTGCTTCTTATCTTCACTGCGCCCACGCCAGATCGGGGGTGTATAGAATGCAGGTTCATGATCAACATAACGGCGGCTGATCTCATTCCAACGTAAGAATTTATGCTTGACTAGCTGACGTGCTACAAAGACTGGTGCGCATACGTGAAAACTAGCAAAGCAATGCCCAAAAGGGCTAGTATGCTTATGCCGCGCCAAGTAGTGAATAAGCTTTCCATCAG